TGACAGAGGCGCTTTGCAAGCCCTCCCGAATATCCTCATCGACCCTTTGCAGCGAAAGCGTGAACTCAATTTTTTTCGCCTTACCATAGCGATCGAACTCCTGATGCGTTTCCTGCAAGCCCGTGATGACATACATCCCGTAGATGGAGCCGACGCCATCAATCAGCGGCCAGGCTAACCCTGTATAGGCCATCGTTGAGACAGCACCCAAAGACAGGTTGCCGCCAGTGATTTCAGGATACAGCAACCCACCCAGCGTTAGCTGGTTCTCGCCGGCGCCAACGTACTGCCATTTTGCGCTCCGGCCCACACGATCATTTTTAACGTGCCGCCAGTTACGGGACAACTGTAATTGCTGATAGGGGAGTGTCCTGAGTTCAAATACAAAAAGTCCGAATACCATCATCATAGTTATTACTCCTAATTAATCATTATCCCGGAACGAACCCCGGGCAGCGCGTTGCTGCTTGTCAATTTCTGCGCGGACCGCTTCGCCAACAAGTCGCGCCAGTTCACGCGGATTGCTGTTCTGAATGCCGTGCAGATGAACGTGAACATCACCGGAAAAACTATCACCTGAAGCCGCAGCCGCCGTATGGGTGCTCTGTTTTCGGCGTACCGGTTGCCATGCCTGCGTCTGTTTTATCAATGGCTCGCCAGCGGCAATAACCGGGCGAGCGCTGAAAGACTGGCGGACAAGCGTCGACTCCTGCCATTCACCACGCACCGCAAAGGCTGGAGGGAGATTTTTAAATACAATGTCACCCGGCCCGATACGTTTGCGTTTTTCCTCATCTAAAAGGCCTTTGGTGTTATCCGCGATTTGGCCCAGCCGCCGCTCTGTTCCAGAGTTGCCCCCGAGCACATTGGGCGGCGGGGCGCTGCCTTTGCTTGCAGGCTTTTCAGATGACCATTGCCACTCCCTTTTAACCATGCGTCCGGATTTCTCATCCCATTCCCACATAACCGGAATAGTCCTGAGTCTTGCAGCTTCCAGCCTGGCTCTTTCAATGCCATCGGGGATGAGATCGAGCTTCTCCAGTAACCATCCAACACCTTCCATTAACTTCTGAAGCGGCCAAAGCAGTACGCTAAGTGCAGTCCCGAGAACCTCTCCAAATGTCTGCCCGGCGCTGGCGCACTTGTTTAGCGCCTCGCGACTCTCCTCGACGGGGGTTAATACTTTTTTAAACCAGTTCCAGACGTTTTTAACGCCATCCCCAATGGCACCGAAAACGGGCGCCAGCCGGGAAAATGCGTTATGAACTGGCGCTAACCCCTGGATGACGCCTGTAAAAAAACCGCTAAAGAAGGCTTTAATTGGTCCCCAGTATTTCCAGATCAGTACTCCCGCAGCTACAAACGCAGCACCCACTAAACCGATTGGGCTCAAGAGCATAGATAATCCGCCGCCCAGTGCCGCAATACCGCCTTTCACAATGCTGAAGAGAGCAGGGATCCCGGTTAACCGCAGCGCTAGTCCGCCAATGCTTTTTGACAGGGCGCTGATAGCCGTTCCCGGAGTGCTAAGGGCGCCAAGTAACGCACCGCGCAGGGGTACCATCAACCTGGTTAATACGCTGGCGCGTCCAGCCAGACCGCCGAGTAAGGCACGCCATCCACTGATTTTTGCCAGTGAACTGCCGCCCACAGCACTCAATATGCGGAACGCTGATACCGTACCTCCGATGCCGCTCCCGCCGGACAGCAGCGCAAACCCCAGCCTGAGCTTTGCAAGCGGCCCTAAAAGTAGACCAGCAGCTAATGACATACCGCCAATTACTGCGGTTAATGCCAGTGCAGTACCACCGGCGAGTAACAACGTTCGTGAAAGTCTGGGGTTTTCTTCTATCCAGCTTTGAATAGTGCCAATAACCCGGCTAAGCCCCTGTGTCAGCCTGCGCAATGGGCCGTCTACTGTCTCAGCCACAGAAATGCGGAACGCCTCCCACGCGCTGTCCAACTCCTTCAAATCGCCGCCCAGGTTGTCTTTCTTCTTGTTGGCGACGGCGAAGGCCTCCTGATTTTTATGTGCTTCTGCAATTTGTTCATAGAGTGACTGGAGGTAGCCATCACCTGCGCCGTTGACCAAAGACTGAAGGCTCGTAAAACCCTCTTCTCCGGCGATATCTTTGAAAAATGAAACCTGATCCACCTCGCCAAAGCGGGAAACGCGTTTTTGTAGATCGAGAAAAATATCGAACGGACGTCGCATCTTTCCGCTCGCGTCGGCAGTTTCCACTCCCAGCTCTTTGAGTGCCTTTTTGGCTGCCGTAGTGGGGGAGGCCAGGCGGGAGAGTGAGCGACGCATTGCCGTACCGGCCTCGCTACCGCGAATACCCACGCGCGCCAGCGTGCCGGTCATAGCTGCGGCTTCTTCCAGGCTTATCCCAAGTCCCGCGGCTACCGGCCCGACAACTTTCATTGTCTCGCCGAGGCTGCTAAGCGTGGTGTTGGTACGGGTAAATGTACCTGTCAGCACATCGCTGACGCGGTCCATTTCTCCGGCATCGAGGGAAAACTGAGAAAGAATGTTTGAGCCGATGTCTGCCGTTTCGCCCAGTTCCATGCTGCCTGCCAGCGCCATATTGAGCACGCCTGGCAGTGCGGCACGGATAGCATCTGGCGTGAAGCCAGCCATCGCGAGAAAGGCCTGGCCACTGGCGGCGTCACGTGTGGTGAAGGCGGTTTCAGCGCCGAGTTTTTTTGCCTGGGAACGCAGAGCGGCCAGCTGTGAATCGCTTTTATCGAGCCGCGTCAACGCCTGGACGTTGGACATTTCCTCATCAAAGCCCACCGCAGGCGACAGGAACCGCCCGGCACCATAACCGGCGGCGGTTGCCGTACCGACTGCCAGCGCGCCGCCCGTGCGCAGTTTTCCGGCTATCTGCTGCGCGCCCTCGTAGCGCTTGCGCGCCTGAGTTACCGCAGCCAGCTGCGCTTTTTCCCGTTCAAGCGATCGGCTCAATTCATCCGTGCGGCGTATTGCATTGCTGATGGTTGCGCTGCTACCTGAGAGCATCACGCCATGCTGGCGCAATGCTGAGGCGCTCTCACGCAGGCGGGCCACCTCCGTCACGCGCTTTGCGCTCAGCCTGTCAAGGCGCTCACCCAGCTTCGTCATCAGTGTTTGCTGCCGTTCCGTCAGCGTCCCGTTTTTGCGCTGCGCCTCTGACAACCCCTCAAAGCGAGTGCGGGCACGTGAGATGGAGCGATCGGTTTTGCCGACGGCCGCGGTCATTCGCTGAAAAGTGGCACTGCTCTTATCGAGCCCTTTCAGGGTGGATTGTGTTTTTCTGAGGGAGTCGGAAAGGCCGCCCGCACTCTGGCGGGCAGCATTAACGGGGCGGGTAAATCTGTCGATAGCGCTGAAAGCAACGCGGATATCAAGATTCTTCATCACTGGCACCACTTCGAAGCGCCGCCCGCTTGCGCCAGGCTATCACCTCGCCAAGATCCATGCCGAAAACTTCAGAGGGCGGCCAGTTAAAAATAACGGCAATATCAGCAACCAGATCGTCGATCTGGTCAAACGCAACGGTGATTACTCGCTCTCCGTCTCCGCCACGTTCGACGCTCCAGGCTCCGGCGGATTCAAGAAAGGGACCAGAAGCTCTGCCAGCCCGATAAAGTCCAGTGTGTGCATTTCGTTGATTTCTTTTTGTGACAGCGCAGGCGCGGTGACTCGCGTCAACAGCGTGGCAATTGAGTCTGCATCCATATTGGCAACGCGGATAAGATTCAGGCCGCGCAACGATCCGGCCTGACTGATAGCGCCGGTGATTTCCACCTGACCGATCTCACTTTCTTTACGAACTACCGGCTGCATCAGCGTGAACAGGTTTTTAGTTTTTTTAGCCATGTTTAAAATCTCCTGGCGGCATCTTTGCCACCCTCTGGAAGGTTATCAATTGCCCATGCCAAGGGCGGAGGTGATGCGGTCCGGGAACATGTTCTGACCGTTCTTTTTGTAGATGAAATTCAGCAGATCGATTTCGATAATAGGCTGATCATCAATGGAGAATTTGTAGTAGGTGGATTTAAAGGTGTAGCTTTCCTCCGTGTCTTCCCCCTGTTTTGAGTCTCCACCGTCGAGTTCAGTAAATCGCCCGCGCAGCTCCACCTCGACTAGCTGGCTTTCGCCATCAGTGAAATATTCACCCGCAAAGCGCAGCCGCGTGCCGTCAATTTCTGCTCCGTATTCGAGAAACAGAGCCTTAATGACGCCGCCAAAAACAACGGTGGAATCCAGCGCGCCAGCCTCAAGGCCGAGATCAACACCGACCGCACCCAGCATGCCACCGCCCTGATAGTCCTCTACCTTTCGTGACAGTTTGGGGCGAGTGAAAGAGGTCACTTTTCCCAGATAGTTGTCGCCGTTAACAAAGCAGCTAAAAAGCCGCAGTTTGTGAGGAACAGCCATTATTCACCCCCGAGCGACGCGAACGCCGGTTCGTAAAAATCATCAGTAAAGGTCTGGTACAGCGTCAGATCTTCAAGCGGCGGGACTGGGCTGTAGCTATAGCGCACAATCAGTTTTCCCTGACGCAAATTCGTGGTGCCGTTGTCCAGCGTGTCATACCAGCAGTCAGCGCCGATAAGCTGGCCGGCAGTGACTTTTTTGCTGAGAGCAGAACGGATGCCGCTTACCACATCTTTCACGTTGGCCGGAGTGAGCGGGCTGTCAACAGAGGTAAATTGCGCCACCGCAATGCTGTCCGCCAGGATCTGCGCGGTACGGGTAAACACCTCAAAAGTGTAGGTTTCGGTGTCCGTGGTGCGGTTACCCCAGAAGCGGAAACCGTCTCGCTTGATAAGCGTTGTGATTTCGTTGTTGTTAAGCTCGTTCGCGTCGCTGTCTTCTGCCTGCAATGCCCAGAAAACATCTTTCGAAATACCCAGAACGTTATTCACCACAACGTTGGACAGCGATTTGTGCCAGCCTTGGCTGTTATCAATAGAGGCGCGCAGTCCGCAGGCATAAGCCGGGGCGGGAAACGTTTCGTTATCATCCGTCAGGGGGTTGTAAGCGATAAAGTCCGGCCAGATAAGCATAAGCTCGCGGTAAGCGAAGGTTTTGCGATAAGCGATAGCCTCCGCCATGGTCGCGCAGCCGTTACAACCGGCATAAACAAAAGCCCGTAGATTCTGGGCAAGCACGCAAAGCTGTGACGTTACCTCCTCGGTGTCGTAGTCCGGTACCGCCAGGATGCGCGGACGATAGCCGGTTTTGGCTTCCGCCGTCAGCAGGGCATACATTCCCGTATAGCTGTCGCCATCTGTTCCGCCAATAACGGCCTGGGACTGGCTGGCGCCGTTACCGGAAGCCTCTTCCACCCGGACAATCACAACGCGCGGACTGCACTGATCGGAAATGGCTTTGAGAGTTTTGTAAAGCGACCCAGTTTTACCTGCCTTACCGAGGACGTTACGCACCCGTGTCAGCAGAACCGGCGTATTGAGTGGGAAGGTTTCCGGATCGGCGTCATCAGCAACCGCGACAATACCGATCACGCTGGAATCAATGTCATTGATTGCCTGCTGTAGGTCGGTATTTTCGCGAGAGCGGACGCCGTGAAAACGAGTTTCAGACATAAGTTCACCATCATGTTGCTCTTTGAGTTCAGGGCAATATTCAACGTTAAGTCTGCTGGCGTCGCCTGGTTGCCGGTCTGCCCGTTCGCTGACAACAAAAAGGGATTCAGCCCCGCGCGCGGGCATGGAATCATCAGCAAAAAACGGGGGAGTTATGTCGATAGCAGACACGCTAACAACAGCAGCCGAAACGTATGTAGAAAAATTAAGTGAGGTCGTAAAGACGCCAGATTTTAGTATTACGTTGGGTGGTGTAGCCCTGACCGAACTGGCCGACCGCATCACCTCGCTATCTGTGACAGATAACAACGGTTTTGATGCTGACCAGCTAACCCTGTCAGTAGATGACTCTGATGGAGTAACGGATTTACCACCGCGTGGTGCGGAGCTGGCGGTGTCCATCGGCTGGCTGGGTGAGGCATTGATCTACAAAGGTCTCTACACCGTTGACGAGGTGGGGCATAGCGGGCCGCCGGATGTTATCGACATCACCGCGCACAGCGCTGATTTTCGTGAAGAGATGAACGTCAGGCGGGAGGTGTCCTGGCATGATGTGACGGTAGAGCGGGTGGTATCGGCCATAGCCCGGCGCTATGACCTGAAGCCGATGATTAGCGAGGCACTGATCGACATTGAGATTGACCATGCGGATCAGACCGAAGAGAGTGACATGTCGTTTTTAACGCGCATGGCGGAGATGTTGGGGGCCATTGCCACCGTGAAAAATGGCTGTCTGCTGTTTATCCTGCCTGGGGGCGGCGTCAGTGCATCCGGCAGGGCGCTGCCATCGGCTGAGATAACCCGTGCCAGCGGAGATCGTCACAGGTTCCGCATTGCCGATCGCGATGCTTACACCGGCGTGCGGGCGTACTGGCTGGATCTTAATTTCGGCAAGAAAAAACCGGTCAAGGTCACTAAGCGCAAAACAAATACTGCCAGAAAAAAGGCTGAGGAGAAAAGCAGCAGGCCGGAGGGGGATTACATGGAAGGCGCTGAAGGTAACGTGTATGTTTTGCGTAAAACCTATCAGAACGAAACGGCGGCCAGGCGCGCAGCTGCGGCAAAATGGATACAGCTCCAGAAAGGCGCAGCACAGTTTTCGATAACCCTGGCGCGCGGCCGCGCCGATTTATATCCGGGTATGCATCTGACCGTGTCGGGCTTTAAGCCTGAAATCGATACTCAGGATTGGATCATTGCCAGAGCGGAACATGTGATCGGTGATAACGGATTTACCACGAAAATGGAGCTTGAGGCGAAAATAAGCGACTGGATTGCAGAAACTGAACAGTAGCGGCCATAATAGGCGTGAGTTCAACTCCCTATGGGAGATCATCATGTTTGTTTGTCCCTACTGCGGCGCAAACGCCCGCACCCGCACCAGCCGCCGGTTAAGCGAGTTCACCATCCGGCAATATCATCAATGCCAGAATCTTGAATGCAGCGAGTCATTCACGACACTTAACACCGTAGAGCGCAGAGTAACGAAGCGCTCAACCAGCGCAGATCCTTTGCCGCCAGGATTTATCCCCGGCGATGCTTTCCCGGCTTCTCATTACGGGAACAGTCAACTTAGTCTTGCAGTATAAAAATAGCCCCCTGGAAAGGGGGCTATTCTTGTCAATGTGGTCGATATGTGGACAATTTTGAAATAAATCCTTTTATTTCAATTTATTAAATCCAAAAAAAAAGCCCCGTCGGGGGCGACGGGGAAAAACTCATTGATTATGGAATGATCTGTTCTCTGGTCAGTTCGAGAACAGGGGTACTCTACGACGCAAAAGTGCAGCTAAAATGGAGAAACCGTGGAGATTCGGGACCAAAGACCGTTTTCATCAATTAAGGAGCAGAAATGAAGGG